TATTCCTCCGGCTTGGGGTTAACCCGCCAAACTCAGGGTGTAGGTCACATAGATTGCATCACCAGAAACAACGGATCTGTCTCCAGGGGAGCTGAAATCTGCCGCTGAAAACAGCGTTCCGGTAGTGCCGCCCTTGGTGTTGTTGCTGGTTAGAAACGCGCCGCCAATCGTTGTCGTGCCGTTTATGGAAAACGTGGCTCGATTAAGGGCATTGGTAACCACAGATGGATTTGCGTTCGTCGCAGCAGCAAACGTCGCAGCGGGGCGGGTAGACTCAATGTAGGTCGTTACTTCCGTCCAACCAGGATGCGATGCCATGGTATCAGTGGCCGCTGGGTTGTTGAAAGCTGCCGCTCCATAAACACCGATGTACCAGCTTGTGATTGCCGCCGTGGAGGTAAGCGCCGTACCGGCCATGTACTGAAGACCAGCATTCACCACAAGATTGTGGTTCTCATCTTTCCACTTGAGGTTGCCGTCCTTGTCGTAGCACTCGACGGTAAACCGGCCCGTTGCCTTAACCGATTCTTGAGACATGATTAACTCCAGCGGAGCAACGCCGAGGTTGAAGTGTTTGACGGCATCGTGATGGTGAACGTGTTTGTACAGGTCTTATCAGACCCAAAGTCCAACACCGCGACAGATTTGTTAGCCTTGCTGGCGTTATAAATCAAAGCACCACGGCATGTAAACGCAGCAGGATCCCAGACCACGTTGTCAAAGTTAACGTAGATCACTGCCGGGTCGTACAGGGTTTCTGTACCAGTATTGATGGTCACCCCAGTCAATGTCTTGCCGCCAGCCGTGTAGCCCGTGCCCGTGATTTCATTGGTCGTTGCATAGACCGTCGTCATCGGGCCAAGCGTGGCGTCACCCGTGTAAAGCGCAATCTTCAGCGTGTCCGTGGAAAGATCTTGGACAGCACTAAGAATTTGCAATTTAAACGAGTTGGTCAGCCCTTGGATGATCATGTTACCGGCATCCTATATTGGCCAGACCGGTACGCATCGGACCGCTCCATACCATCACCCAGACGCTTGGCAAGTGCAAGAGCTTCTTTGTACTTGGTATCGTAAAGCTGCATTAGATCCGGCTCTTGCTTCAAATATGTTGCAGCTTCAACCAGTGACCCGTACAGTAAAACGGAGTCAAAGTTGTCACCAAGCCAAGTTGTGTTTGCAGTAACAATGGTCTCAGGGTAGTAGAAGTAATGCAGTTCTACGTCGTAAATCGCATCTGGCGTTGGGCCAAGAATGAACGTGAGTTCCGTTGGGAAGTTGGTTGTCGATCCAAACAAAGCGTAATACTTTGGCGTTCCGGTATCGTTTGGAGTCGGGTATGCCTGACGGATGAAGTTCACATCCTTGTTCAGGAGATACTCGTAGGTGCCGGTGTTGATGTCGCCACCCGTGGTGTCTGTAACCACTGCCATGGAGTACACGGCAAGGAAATCCAGGGGGCAGGAGAGATACTTGTTACCCGTGGTCGTTATACCCGTCACGTTCTTGCGAAGCGACGGGAACTGGATCAGGTTATAGATACGCTGTTCCGCCTGCTTGATAAAAGTATCAAGAATGGTCGGATCGTTGGAATAGTCAAAGCTATTCTCAGCGTAGTTCTGAATTGCGGCAACAAGCTGGGTGTAATTCACGCCATCGGCCCCCGGCACATAACGCCTTTAGTAGCAGCACCGCCTCCACGCATCTTAATGCCGGAAGTTTTGGCTTCTGCGTAAGGCTTGCTGCGCACAGCATTGACACTTACCGCCAAGTCGTCTGCCTTCAAACGATTGCCACCTTCGTAGCCCGCGTTCTTCAGATCAACGCCTTCTTTGCCAGACATGGAGTGAGGAGGAGCATAGACCTTGGCCTCGCCAACTTCCTTGCCCATAACTTTCTTACTGAATTTAGCCATGGTTCACCCCGTCTTTTGGTTGGCTGCGCGAGCCAAATTACGGCCCAAGCGCATCATGTCATCGGTGGTCGGGCCACCCTTTTTAAACCCTTTGCCTTTGTGCATACGGGCTTCGTGACCTTTGACAGCCTTGTTGGCCTCAACGTCAGCGATTCGTTTAACCTGCTTCTTGTCCATGTGAACTCCTACGTCACGGATATTGTCACTGTACCAACTTCACTGGCTGAAGCCAAGTAGTTTGGCGTCAATCCATCATCATTTGATCTTGGCCCACCAACAGGATTCCAATTCCATTGGATGACCAACATACCACCAGAAGGAAAGCCTTCTTGGTTAATTCCAGTCCCAGTTGTTGGAGCTGTCTGCAGCCCCGATGTTCCAGACTGATACCACGTATTCGTGTCTGGCCTTGGGTCACGAATGGCCTGCGGATCTTCAACGGGATACATGCCCAGTTGAAGCTGTGGGTGGTCCGGAGTCCAGCACTGTGGGCAGACTTTATAGTTCACCTGCTTGGTCTTGATGATCAGCTTCTTGAGATTCTTCAGGTCGTAGCGAAACCCGCAAAAATCGCAAAAGCCAAATGCCTTATAACCATTGGCAAACCGGTTGCTCATATCCCGCTACCAATAAACATTTGACGGGGCACGAATCGAATCGCCGCTTTTTCACGGTCTTCCGTGGCAGCTAGCTCCCAGGCTTCGTCATATTGAGCCTTGAGGACCTGCATGCGCTCCATCGCACCGGGGATCTTCATCGACAGGTAGTAAGCAAGCCCTGCGACAAGCGCATTGATGAAGCGGAACGGGACATCCTGGGTGTTGACGCCATTCCCAGAGTCGTCGATACGGCGAAGCCTCCAGTAGACAAACTGGTACGTCTGTGAGCCATCAGGAACAGGCCACACCGTGAACTCTGGAGCGGCTTGCTGTCGGTTAATCCAGACCTGAATTGGGCGGGCCTGCTGTAACTTGTTGGGTATCGAGGAGTAGGTAGAAACACTGATACGAGTAATTTGCAAGTCGGCTTGCGTTGACGCATTTCCGGCTCCGGTTCGGATCACATGCTCAATAAGATCAACAGTGTCAGCAGGTAACGTGTAGGTGGCGGTGCCTTGAGTAAGAGTCTGAGTCCCTTGCTCAATAGTCCACATGTTGATACCACGATTAGCCCAATCAGTGAACAGCAGATTAAGGCTGCGTCGTGCAGTCCTAAAATCATATCCACTGCGAAGCTCGGCTCCGCATCGCTCAAAGGCTTCCTCGATGTACTCATTGAGATCGAGATTAAATGTCGTGGTGCCGGACAGTGCCATGGTTACTTCTTCACGGTTTTTGCTGATTGAACAAAAGCTTCAGCCGTTGGAGCACCTTTTGACCCAGGTTTGCGCATTTTCTCGCCACTTCCAGCAGCGATTCTTTTGCGCTTTGCGTTGATATTGGCATACAGACCTACCTCTCCGCCTTCGGCGTATTGCGTAAAGTCAGTGTTGTCCCGCCGCGCTTTGCGCTTCGGCCCAGGCATTTTTGATGGGTTAATTGCGCCCATCCCGCGTGAAGCCATCACTTCTTGCCTTTCATGTAGCCGCCACCGCAAGCCACGATAGTGCCACGGGTTTTGCCACGCTGGGCGATCCCGTCTGCGCGTTTAGACGCAGAGCCTACAGATCCGCCTTTGGCGTATCCTTTGACTTTGCCACCCTTCTTCATGTCTGAATCGGTGGGCCTGTTTTTAAGTAATCCCTCAACATCTACACCGCGTTCAGCAAGTCTACGGCGAGCCATTGCAGGCTCCATCCCGCGCTCCGTTCTTTTGGCCCGAGCAAGATCGGTAATAAGCCTTGCGCGGGCCATCTCCTGGTTCATTTGCTCTTGATCAACTTGCGATTGAACGTTCTTGTTCAAAGCTTCTTGATCTTGAGGATTAAACCCGCCGCCAAGTGTGATGCCGCCCATGTTACTTCCTCTTCATGTACCCGCCGCCACATGCGACGATGGTTCCACGTGTTTTACCGCGTTGAGCAATGCCGTCTGCGCGTTTAGAAGCGGAACCCACGGATCCGCCCTTGGCGAAGGAAGCCTTTTCAACTTTGGCAGTGCTCTTGCTGGCAGAGTATTTCTTGCCGGGCGGAGGCTCAGGAACATCTTCCAAATCCATTGGAGGTTCCTTCATCTTCCCGCCCATGCGGCTCAACATCTCTGCTGTAAACACTTTGGCATCCTTCGGATTGATCACCCGAGGTTGAGGACGCCTGTCCACAACAATAGCACTGCCAGGGGCTTCAGGCATTCCCCCAGGCAGATCAGGCTCTAGTGGGATGCGAGGCATTTCAGCACTTCCCGCCGCGCTTCATGCCCTTGTTGCCGGCCATCTTGACGATGGTGCCCTTGGTCTTGCCCTTTGAGGCAATACCATCGCGGCTCGGAGCGGCAGTCTTTACTGCGCCCATCTTGGAAGCGGCCATGCCACCACCAGCCATCTTTTTCATCTTCATACCAGCCTCTTCTTTCTGCTCGCCACGAGCGTACTGTTGGGGAGTAATACGCCCAGACTTGATAGCCTTGGCTTCCTTGAGTTCTTCGGAATAGGTCTCTTTGCCGCCGAACAATTTCTTTGCCATACCGCCTCCTGCGAATTTCTTGCCTTTGTCGGCTTCAGAGAACTCTTTGCCAACGGATTGAGGAATACCAACCTTCTTAGCAAACGCAGGGTTATGCGCCACTGCGGCCATCAAGTTGTGCTGCTTCTTGCTAACCGAGGGCACTGCGCTGCTCCTTCATAAATGAATCCAGCTTTGCCTCAAGCCTGTCCAGCCGATCCAACACGCGGTTGATGTCCGTATGCACGTCTGCCTTGGTGACGTACTCCTTGGCAACCTCTTCCCGCGTGCGGTTCAACAATATCTGAATACGCTTTTGCTCGTCTGCCGTTTGCTTGATCCAGAAAAGAATCAGAGCGGAAACAAACGATAGAAGCGCGTTCCATATCATCATTTCCATGTCAGCACACCGCCTCATTTTTCTCGCGATATGCATCCCATTCCGGAGCATCTACCGAAGCGTACAGGTATTGCGCTGCAAACTCAAGCAACATTGGGCTATCTCTAAAATGTCCCAAACCACGATTGCAATGATTGCATAGCAGCCCGCGAACTTTTCCCGTTACATGATCGTGATCTACAACCAGTTTGGTTTGATCGCCACAAATAACACACTCTTTGACTTCTGACTTAATTTGCTTGAGATGTTCATCGCTGATGTCGTATCTGAACCTGCCACGGCAGATTTCATTTCTGTATGAAGAACGACACTGACGGCACCAACTATCAAGCCCATTCCGCTTTTTATTGTGCGGCGGGAAGAATTCGGCAGTTGCTGGTTTGCCGGTTTTACAACGAGTACAAGTCAGCAGTTCCATGCCTTAAGAGATAACGCTTTGCGCGTTGGTCTCCCTTTCTCGTCTTTCATTGGCCCAGGCATCCCAGACATCCTTGCGCAAAACGACTTGCGGCGTTTGGCATCCTTCTCCGTCTTTGGATGCGGAGCAGGAGGCTTCAATCCCGGCTTCCCAGGATTGGCGCGATTGTAGGAGGCGCGCCCTTTGGCGTTCAGGCCTCCACTCTCCGCTTTGCCTTCCTTGCGTTGCCATGCTGGTGACTTAGCCATAAAACACCGTTGCGGTGGTGCCTGTGCCTGTTACTGCCACATAAAGATCAGTTTGACACACGGCACCTTCGCCCGGAACGATGACATAAAATGGTGTTCCATTTGTCAACGTAGCCGTTGAAAACAGAATGGTGCCACTAGCGCCACCGTCACGGACAACCGCAGTCCCACTCGCAGATCCCGGAGTGACAGCCAGACCTTTAAATCGAGTCCGGCCATCAAACACCGTGGCAGACGTAGAAACGTACCCTGCCTTTACATCGGTTTGCATCGCCATGATGCGCTCCTAGTTATTGCTGGAAGGCGGTGGGGAACATCGCGCCATCAGAGCCGCGCACGACATAAGTGATGACCAGCGTGCCAGCGCCAGCAGCCAAAGAACCGCTGCTTGCCATCGTGTAAGTAACGATAGCGTCCGTTGAACCCACGTTGTTCCACAGAGCGCCTTGAGCGTCCGAGGTGGGGTTAAAGGAGATATTGGACGACGAGCCAGCAGTGATAGCCGAGCAGGTGGCGAAGGCCGTGCCACCGAGGTACAGCGTAATAACGCCAGACGTGCCGGTGAACTTGGTCGTTTGAATAATCGAGACGCTGGTAATCAGAGCGCCAGCGGGCAGCACACATGCTTGCGTAGCAGCGGCAGCATCATAGGCAACCGTAGCGGTTTGGTTAACCGTCGTAGCGCCCAAGTTTTGAATCGTGCCTGCGGTCGTACCGGTCGTGTTTTTGACGGTGCCCAGCAGCCAAGGGCCAAGGTGCGTTGCGAATCCCATGGAAATATCCTCAATCTGCGCTTACTGTCTTTGAGGGAAGTCCGCCAAGCCGGTCAGTAAGCTGTGAATACTCTTGGACTTAATGTGTTTATACAGCAAAAGAAAAAGGGGCGCAAGGCCCCTTTTGTAAAAGGTTTCCCTTTTATCAGGACGAACCGGGGGATCCGTAGATACCCAGGGGATCCGACACGCCGAAGCTGTAACGCTCACGGGCCTTGAACCGGTTGTTGCCGGTGTCAAAGTCTGCGTCCATGCTGGTGGCCAGAGGAACACGCACGAAGTGCTTCAGACCGTTGGGCACGTCCGTGGTCAGGAACCACGCATTGGTGTCGGTCAAGAAGTGGTTCACGGTGTAACCCTCGGGGATCGAGCCGTTATTCTTCAGTGCGTTGATATCGTTGTCGGTGGTGCCAACGCGCAGGCTGGTTTCCAACAGACGGGT